CGCTGCATCGGGTGAAGAGTGGTATCTGTCAGGGAATTACGTGGGGGCTTAATGACGACGTTAACTCAATGCCAGCAGCAGGTGCTGGATATGCTGATTTCTTACCAGAAAGAACGTGGCTTCCCGCCAACCAATCAGGAGGTGGCTACCATGCTGGGATACCGTTCAGTGAATGCAGCGGTGGAGCATCTTCGCGCACTGGAGAAAAAAGGCGTCATCACGATAAAGCGTGGCGTGGCCCGGGGCATCACGCTTCATACCGCGGTGAAGGACGACGATAGCGAGGCGGCCGGGATTATCCGCGCACTGCTTGCTGGTGAGGAAAACGCCAGGCCGCGTGCAGCCCACTGGTTACATGAGAGGGGGCTGAAAGTATGAAGCTGATTCTGCCTTTTCCACCCAGCGTGAACACCTACTGGCGACACCCCAACAAAGGGGCATTTGCTGGTAAGAGCCTGATAAGCGCGGCGGGGCGAAAATTCCAGAGTGCGGCGTGCACAGCAATAGTTGAGCAGTTACGTCGTCTGCCGAAACCAACGTCGGCACCTGCTTCAGTGGAGATCGTGTTGTTTCCTCCGGATAACCGGATCCGCGATCTGGACAACTATAACAAGGCGCTGTTTGACGCCCTGACCCACGCGGGTGTGTGGGAAGACGACAGCCAGGTGAAAAGAATGCTGGTTGAGTGGGGACCGGTTATCCCGAAAGGGAAGGTCGAGATCACTATCAGTAAGTACGAGAAAACGGCGGGTGCAGCCGCCTGATCAAGAGGAGAAACGAAGTATGAATAATCTGATGGTCATTGATGGTATTGAAGTTCGTCGTGATGCTTATGGGCGTTACAGCCTGAACGATCTGCATCGCGCAGCAGTAGCATCTGGTGCAAATGCCAGAACCAAGGAGCCAGGAAAGTTTCTTTCCAGCCAACAAACTGTTGAGCTTGTTCATGAATTGACCAACACCCAGAATTTGGGTGTTGACCCGGTGAGTGTGATTCATGGGGGAAATGAACGGGGAACGTATGTCTGCAAGGAACTGGTGTATGCCTATGCAATGTGGATCAGTCCGTCATTCCATCTGAAGGTGATCCGTACTTTCGATATGATAACCAGCACACTGGAAAAATTATCCGGGCAGGCTGCTGACAAGATGCAGGCTGGCGTGATCCTGCTGGACTTTATGCGCCGGGAGTTAAACCTGTCTAACTCTTCAGTGCTTGGTGCCTGTCAGAAACTCCAGGAGGCTGTTGGCTTACCGAATCTGGCACCGCGCTATGCCATTGATGCTCCTGCTGATGCACACGATGGCTCAAGTCGCCCGACACTGTCACTGAGTGCACTGTTGAAACAGTATGGTATCCGCCTGACGGCTAATCAGGCATATCACCAGATGGTGAAGCTGGGGATCGTCGAGCAGCGCGAACGATACAGCCGTACCGCGATTAACAACATCAAAAAATTCTGGTCGCTGACAGCGAAAGGCTGCATGTTCGGCAAGAACATCACCAGTCCCGCAAATCCGCGCGAGACGCAGCCGCATTTCTTCGAATCCCGATTCCCTGAGCTGTTAAAGCTGCTCGATACCGTTCATTGAGGTGACCGTGAGAGCACTACTGACCCCTGAAATTGCCCCGCGTATGGGGATCGTATTGTTCAGACCCGGTTCAGAGCTGATGCCCCTGTTTATGCAGGGGCGTGTCCTGCTGGAGCCTGAGCCGGAGCGTTATTCATCTTTCGCCAGTGGTGCCGTTCCGGCGGCATCACAACCGCTGGCGGATGATCCTGCCGTTCGGGCCGTGTTCCGCAATGAGGCAGTGATCCGTCGTGCTGGTGGCGTGGAATGTCTTGAAAGCTGGTTACTTCGTGAAAAAGGCTGCCAGTGGCCTCATTCCGACTGGCACAGCGAGAACATGACCACAATGCGACACGCTCCGGGTGCAATCCGTCTGTGCTGGCACTGCGATAACCAGCTGCGCGATCAGTTCACGGAACGGCTGGAATCAATGGCAACGGATAACTGTGCCCGCTGGGTGTTGTCTGTTGTGCGTCGGGATCTCGGTTTTGATGACAGTCACGTTGTGACAATGCCGGAACTGTGCTGGTGGCTGATTCGTAATGATCTGGCGGATGCCTTACCGGAAAGTGCAGCCCGTAAGGCACTGAGATTACCGAAGCCTGTTGTGCCGTCTGTTACCCGGGAAAGTGACCTTGTGCCTTCGGTTCCTGCCACCAGCATCATCCAGGATAAGGCGAAAAAGGTGCTGGCGCTGAAAGTGGATCCGGAGTCGCCGGAGTCTTTTATGTTACGCCCAAAACGTCGCCGCTGGGTTAATGAAAAGTACACGCGCTGGGTTAAGACGCAGCCGTGTGCATGTTGTGGAAAGCCTGCTGATGATCCCCACCATCTGATAGGCCACGGTCAGGGGGGAATGGGTACAAAAGCGCATGATCTCTTTGTGTTGCCTTTGTGCAGAAAGCATCACGACGAGCTGCATGCGGATACCATGGCATTTGAAGAGAAGTATGGCTCCCAGCTGGAGTTGATATTTCGTTTTATCGATCGTGCGCTGGCAATTGGTGTGCTGGCCTGATTTTGTGGAGAAAGTTGATGCGTGATATGTATGAAGTAATGGATCGTTGGGGAGCTTGGGCTGCTTCAGACAATAGCGGAGTGGACTGGCAGCCGATAGCGGCTGGTTTCAAGGGACTTTTACCTCATGGCAAAAAGTCACGGATTCAGTGTGATGATGACGAAGGCATCATGATAGACAGTTGTGTGGCTCGGTTGAGAAGGTATAAACCAGAGGAATATGAGCTCATCATCGCCCACTTTGTTATCGGTATCTCATTACGCACTATTGCGAAGAAGAGAAAATGCTCTGATGGCACAATTAGGAAGGAACTGCAAACTGCAATGGGGTTTGTTGACGGCTGTTTAGCAATGTTAGCTTATAGTATGGCATAAAAAATAAAATAGATTTACTGCCGATTTTTCAAAAAAGACTGGGAACTGTTTATATCCAACGTAAATAAGGCCTCCATAAAACATGGCTGATGCGAGATATTTAACAGTTCTCATCCTTTTTTTAGCTTTATCAATCAAACCTGTAATGCTACTCTTAATACTATCTGCATTATCTTTGATTTCTTTATTTTCTTCAAACTTTAAATACTTATCGAAAGCGGACTCCACTCGAGAACGTAAGTTGTCGAATGTTTCATTGAATATCTCAATAGAAATGTAATTGACTTTTTTTATCATCCAAAGTCCTGCGATAATCAATATTGCCTCGGTTGTTTCATTAGCCTTCACTAAGCCACCAGCAGCTATTAATGCACCGGGAATAGTCAATGCTTTTGTCTGATTAGATGATATGAATTCGTTAATTTTACTCGTGAACTCAAGATTTTTCTCATCGAGTTCGTTAAGAATTTTATTTACAGAAAACCTCTTTGTGTAAATCTCATATAGTTCATCATATTTTTTCCTGACGAGTTCAGTAGAGTTAAGCAAGTCAAAGAAATTGAACGTACCATTTGCTTTAAATACTTCGTTTATGGCTGAGCGTATAACGAGCTTGCGCTCGCTTTTGTGTAAATCATTGATTTTTATTGTGTCGAGAAGCTCCTTTATAATTTCATATTTAAGAGACGAGTTCGATAAGCGATTAATCTCGCTATATTGTAAAAAATGCGTGAGTTCGACTGTATAACTTTTGTCTTCATTGGTGAAAAATAAGACAGAGCAGTCACTGTTATGATGATCAGCAATTAATGAAAGGATATCTTTCCACATAAAGAAAATATGGATTTTTTCGATGCTTTCATTCTTAGAAGTAGGGAGTATTAACGGCGTTCCGATGATATAATTTTTCGGAAGAGCGTTTTGGGTGTTTACTCTAGACCAAAAAGACTCAACATTCTCATAAATTATAGCGTCATCCCAAGATGAAGCTTGGCGATCTAGCCAAATTTCATTATTTTCGATGCAGGTTGTTGCCTTTTTATAACCTATAGATTGTAACAGTCTAATTATTTCAGAACTATTTACAATAACAATGCTTTCTTCAAGACTTATGACAGTGTAGTAGCCCTCAACTCTGCTTGAGGCTCCGTTAATAATCTGCGCTAATCTTGATAAGTCATCAGCAATTGTCATTATTAGCTGTCTCTATATCTTTTGAGTTCATCATAATTTGCCTGACTCAATTTTATCACAATTTCGCATTTGTTGTCAGTGAGAATTACAGGCTTATTTGACTTTTCGTCTCCAATAGCTCCACGCATTATTTTCAACTTAAAATTATTGTCGTTATCTGCCACTTCAATTGTAAGCGCGCTTTCAGCTGCTTTAGGAGTTGGTTCAAATTGAGGGTCAATCTGGAAACCATTAAGATTAACAAAATCGACAAACGTTCCCTTACATTTGTGTGAATCAGTCAGGCATGAGTCAATTATTTTTGAAATATCCTCTATCTTAACGGACTTATTTCCGTGTTTATCTTTTGATTTTTTTTCCAGTAAGGATTTAACTTCGTTGTCAATAGTATCACGCAGTACACGACCGAGTGAGTTTTTACTAGCAAAAATATCTATAGCACTGAATAATTGCTGAATGCTTCTTTTATTGTCCGAATCATGTCGGCAACCTAATGAGTCTTTGAAAAAATCGCTTTTAGATTTACCTTGCAAGAAATGTACATATGAGTCACCCTTGTTTTCTGGATAACTGGCTTCGAATAAAGTTAAATCGAACATCGCAGCCTGCCGTAAGGCATCGGTATTAATTGGATTTAATCTTGTTGGGGTCAACTTATCCGAATCAAAGTCATAGGCGCTTTGTTTATCAACCATTACGATTAGAAGTTTCCCCAAATCCTCTGGTTCGGTAGACTTATAGTGGATGAAAACAACGCTCCCCCCCTGAAGTTGGGCAACTCTCGATTCGTTATTAGCATTATGTTTAAGCTTCTCTATTATAGCTCTAGATAAATCAATGAATTCATTATTTTTATTAATGTATTTTTTTAGGATCGTAGGAATGGATGAAGGGTTGTGATCTGAGTCTAGGAAGTTATGAAATTTGTTTTTTCGGCTAAATTTTTTCTCAATTCTGGTTATGAATTCAGATGTGACTTCATTTTTTAGATCCCAAACTTCACCTAATCGATAATCAAATGCTCTTGAATCATTTTTTTCAAGATTTGCTGTTACAGCACCAATAGGAAAGTACGATTGTTTGCCCAGCACTACAACATGAGGCGTGGCACCGCATTTATCGCAAGCTACAGTTGGGTCGTCAAGAACATTGCCACATTCTAAACAAGTTATATCCATTATATATCCCGAATTATAAGAATGAATTTTTATGTGGCTGAAAATTCTATCAAAACACTAACGCGTACGCAAAAAGTATTGTATTGTGTTAAGAGTGGTTACTTCGCCACACAGCTTAAACCCGCCGTCGAGCGGGTTTTGTCGTTTCTGGGCCTGGGGATTCGTTGGGCCTAGTCTATCCCGCAGTTATCCATTGGCTCGGCTTCTTTGACGTTTCCGCTTCTGATTTGCGGTACATGATGTTTCCTCAATTTGCACCTGCTGTATCAGCGAGGTGAGAGATAACTACAAATGCCTCATAACCCAAATACTTGGCTGGAGTTGGTCCAGAGCTGGTGGCGTGGAGACACACCGCTGGGCGCAGTGATTATGTCGATCGTTATGGCTGGCTTGCGCATTGCCTATTTTGGCGGTGGTGGTGGCTGGAAGAGAAAAACGCTCGAGATTTTGCTCTGTGGCGCTCTGACGCTGACCTTTGCATCCGCTCTTGAATATGTCGGATGGCCTAAATCGCTTTCTGTTGCCATTGGTGGTGGCGTGGGGCTGATCGGTGTCGATGCTATTCGTGGGGCTGCAATGCGAGTAATCGGTAACAAATTTGGTAGCTCGAAGGAGTAATTTATGCAGGCACTAAATTCCCAGCGTAAAGCTTTCCTGGATATGGTGGCATGGTCAGAAGGAACGGATAACGGGCGACAACCGACACGTAACCACGGTTATGATGTTATTGTTGGTGGCGAACTGTTCACTGATTACTCCGATCACCCTCGCAAACTTGTCACGCTAAACCCCAAACTCAAATCAACAGCTGCCGGACGTTACCAGCTTCTTTCACGCTGGTGGGATGCTTACCGTAAACAGCTTGGCCTGAAAGATTTTTCTCCAGAAAGCCAGGACGCTGTAGCTCTGCAGCAGATTAAAGAGCGTGGTGCTTTACCGATGATTGACCGCGGCAGTATTCGTCAGGCAATCGACCGTTGCAGCAATATCTGGGCGTCGTTACCTGGTGCAGGTTACGGTCAGTATGAACATAAAATCGGTGACCTGATTGCCCGATTTAAAAAAGCTGGTGGGGTAGTAAATGAAGCTGAGATATAAGCTGGTTATTGTTGCCTTCGTTGTTAGCGTCATTGGTTCCTTCATCTGGTCTGCTGGACATTACTACAGCAAATATCAGCACGAAAAGGAGCGTGCTGATGAGGCTGTACGAAATGCTGAATCAGCAACTGCCATTACCCGTAACGTTCTGCAATCACTGCAAATCATCAATACAGTTATAGAGGCTAACCAGCATGCAAAACAGCAGATCGCACTGGAGTCACAGAGAACCCAGGAAGATATCAAAGTGGCTGTTGCGGATGATGATTGTGCTTCAAGTCATGTGCCTGCTGCCGCTGCTGACCGGTTGCGGAAGTACGCGAACAGTTTACGTGCCGGTTCCGGCGGTACCGCTGCCAACAAGCCTGACCACTGAAACGCCCCAGCCAGTCATTCCCGACCCGCTGACCTATGGGGCCAGTCTGGATCTGAATGTGAGCCTGCTTTCGGCGCTGGGCCAGTGCAACATCGACAAGGCCAGTATCAGGAAGATAGAAACGTCACGCAACTCACAGTAGCCATTACAAAGCTCATCTGCGGGTGGGCTTTGTAATGGCTTATTCGTAGTTGTCACCAGGGAAGTATTCCTGAAACTTTGATTTTGGGAGCTGGGTTTTCGCGAAGTTCGCAAGCCTTCCTCTTGTAAGCATGTAGTCACACCCACCTTCTTGTTTGAGAAGGTCACCAGCTAATGTCCGATACACAACGTCACTTCGCAAAATTTCAATGGTGGAATTCCTGATGAGAAATGTTTCACACATCGGGCATCTAATTAACCAAGCGGTATCACGGTTCTGCCAGGTCGCATCTGAATTGCAAGCCGGGCAGCATTTCTGATCTTCTTGTCCTATGACCATTGTCATGCTCTCGCATAGTGAAGGAATTTTCAGATTAACTCATTTTCAGACGCATCGTAATGGCTTAAGGAAACAATTAATGCCACCACGTACACCAAAAGCCTGCCGCGTTCGCGGTTGCCGCCATACCACAACTGACCCGTCAGGCTATTGCGAAAGCCACAAAAGCGAAGGCTGGAAGCAATACAAACCAGGCCTGTCACGTCATCAGCGCGGTTACGGTTCGAAGTGGGATACCATCCGTGAACGTGTGCTGAAGCGTGACAAAGGCCTGTGTCAGTTATGTCTGCGTTCTGGTGTGGTGCGTGAGGCGAAAACCGTTGACCACATCATCCCTAAAGCGCATGGCGGCACTGATGCTGACAGTAATCTGCAGAGTCTGTGCTGGCCGTGCCATAAGGCGAAGACGGCCCGTGAACGGTTAAAGTGATAATAATTCTCAACTGTCTGAGGGGAGGGGCGGGTCAAATCCCTGTGACCTGACGTCTTCCGGACTGCCCGCCCCATCGTTTTTTTATACCCGCGAAAAATGAAATTTAACCAGGAGTGCCGCATATGGCTGGAACGGCGGGGCGTTCCGGGCGTCGCCCCAAGCCAACGGCGCGCAAGGCGCTGGCCGGAAACCCCGGCAAGCGAGCCCTGAACAAAGATGAACCCGTTTTTACGCCCATCAAAGGTGTTGAGCCACCGGAGTGGTTCGCTGAAGAAGAGCTCCCTCTCGCCACGATCATGTGGCAACTGACAACCAAAGAACTCTGCGGTCAGGGCCTGCTGTGCGTGACTGACCTCGCAGTGCTTGAGCGGTGGTGCGTAGCCTATGAGTTCTGGCGACGTGCTGTGAAAAATATTGCCAGACAGGGCAACACCATCACCGGTGCAATGGGCGGCATGGTCAAAAATCCGGAGCTGACCGCCAAAAAAGAACAGGAGTCCGAGATGAGCAGTACGGGGGCAATGCTCGGACTCGACCCCAGCAGCCGCCAGCGTCTGATTGGCCTGGCGGGGCAGAAGAAAGCCACTAACCCGTTTCTGAAAATTATCGAATCATGAGCCGGAAATCTTACCCCAACGTAAATGCTGCCAATCAGTATGCCCGGGATGTCGTGCGCGGAAAGATTGTGGCCTGCCAGTTTGTGATTCAGGCCTGCCAGCGCCATCTTGATGACCTGATGGCGGAAAAAAGTAAGTCGTTTCGTTTCCGCTTCGACAAGGACCTGGCTGAACGGGCCGCCAAATTTATTCAGCTGTTGCCGCACACCAAGGGTGAGTGGGCATTCAAGAGGATGCCCATCACGCTGGAGCCGTGGCAGCTCTTTGTGATCTGCTGCGCGTTTGGCTGGGTCAATAAAGGCTCCCGGCTGCGCCGCTTCCGGGAGGTGTATACCGAAATCCCCCGTAAGAACGGCAAATCGGCAATCTCTGCCGGTGTCGCCCTGTATTGTTTTGCCTGTGATAACGAGTTCGGCGCGGAAGTGTATTCCGGTGCCACGACGGAGAAACAGGCATGGGAAGTCTTTCGTCCGGCAAGACTGATGTGTAAACGCACACCCATGCTGACGGAAGCGTTCGGGATTGAGGTTAACGCCTCAAACATGAATCGTCCGGAGGATGGCGCGCGGTTTGAACCGCTGATCGGTAACCCCGGTGATGGTTCATCACCCCACTGTGCGGTGGTGGATGAATATCACGAGCACGCCACCGATGCGCTTTACACCACGATGCTTACCGGGATGGGGGCGCGACGTCAGCCACTGATGTGGGCCATTACTACTGCCGGGTACAACATTGAGGGGCCGTGCTACGACAAGCGGCGGGAAGTTATCGAGATGCTCAACGGGTCGGTACCCAACGATGAACTGTTCGGGATCATCTATACCGTTGACGAAGGCGATGACTGGACCGACCCGCAGGTGCTGGAAAAAGCTAACCCGAATATTGGCGTGTCGGTTTATCGCGAATTTTTGTTAAGTCAGCAGCAGCGTGCGAAAAATAACGCCCGTCTGGCAAACGTCTTTAAAACAAAACACCTCAATATCTGGGTGTCGGCGCGTTCGGCGTATTTCAACCTGGTGAGCTGGCAGAGCTGCGAGGATAAATCACTGACCCTTGAGCAGTTCGAGGGGCAGCCGTGCATTCTGGCCTTTGACCTGGCGCGTAAGCTGGATATGAACAGCATGGCGCGACTTTATACCCGCGAGATTGACGGTAAAACGCATTACTACAGTGTGGCCCCGCGTTTTTGGGTACCGTATGACACGGTGTACAGCGTCGAGAAAAATGAAGATCGACGGACAGCCGAACGCTTTCAGAAATGGGTGGAAATGGGCGTTCTGACCGTTACCGATGGTGCGGAGGTGGATTATCGCTACATCCTCGAGGAGGCCAAAGCGGCGAACAAAATCAGCCCGGTCAGTGAGTCACCCATCGACCCCTTCGGGGCGACCGGGTTGTCACATGACCTTGCTGATGAAGACCTGAACCCCATCACTATCATTCAGAACTACACCAACATGTCCGACCCGATGAAAGAGCTGGAAGCGGCAATTGAATCGGGGCGCTTTCATCATGATGGCAATTCCATCATGACCTGGTGTATCGGCAACGTGGTCGGCAAAACCATTCCGGGTAACGATGATGTGGTGAAGCCCGTCAAAGAGCAGGCGGAAAACAAAATCGATGGTGCAGTTGCGCTGATTATGGCGGTTGGCAGAGCCATGATGTACGAGAAAGAAGACACGCTGTCTGACCACATTGAGTCCTATGGGATCCGCTCGCTTTAACTGAGGTAATTATGATCATGCTGATTCTCGCGCCTCTGGTGGGCGTGCTGGGGGCGCTTTTGCTGGCGTATGGTGCCTGGCTGATTTATCCCCCGGCGGGGTTTGTTGTTGCCGGGGCGTTGTGCCTGTTCTGGTCGTGGCTGGTGGCGCGATATCTCGACCGTACACAGTCGTCTGTCGGCGGAGGTAAATAGTGTTCTTTTCGGGATTATTTCAACGAAAAAGTGACGCACCGGTGACCACGCCAGCAGAGCTGGCGGATGCTATCGGGTTGTCCTACGACACCTATACCGGAAAGCAGATCAGCAGCCAGCGGGCCATGCGACTGACGGCGGTTTTTTCCTGTGTCAGGGTGCTGGCGGAGTCGGTCGGGATGTTGCCCTGCAACCTGTATCACCTGAACGGCAGCCTGAAGCAGAGAGCCACTGGCGAACGTCTGCATAAGCTGATCTCCACGCATCCCAATGGCTATATGACGCCGCAGGAGTTCTGGGAGCTGGTGGTCACCTGTCTGTGCCTGCGGGGAAACTTTTACGCCTACAAAGTGAAAGCATTTGGCGAAGTGGCTGAACTGCTGCCCGTCGATCCCGGCTGTGTGGTACCGAAGCTTAACAGTAGCTGGGAGCCGGTCTATCAGGTCACATTCCCGGATGGCTCCACGGATGTACTGAGCCAGGAGGATATCTGGCATGTGCGCACGCTGACGCTGGACGGACTGGTGGGGCTGAATCCCATCGCCTATGCCCGCGAGGCAATATCGCTGGCGGCAGCGACCGAAGAGCACGGGGCCAGACTGTTCAGCAATGGCGCGGTGACGTCGGGTGTGTTGCGTACAGAGCAGACGCTGTCAGATCAGGCTTACGAGCGCCTGAAGAAAGATTTTGAGGAGCGTCACACCGGGCTTGGCAATGCTCACCGCCCGATGATCCTTGAGATGGGGCTGGACTGGAAGTCGATGGCGCTGAACGCCGAGGACAGCCAGTTCCTGGAAACCCGCAAGTTTCAGCTTGAAGAAATCTGTCGTCTGTTCCGGGTGCCATTGCACATGGTGCAGAACACCGATCGCGCCACCTTCAACAATATCGAAGAGCTGGGGCTGGGATTTATCAACTATTCACTGGTGCCGTATCTGACCCGCATTGAGCAGCGGATCAACACCGGACTGGTACGAAAAAGTAAGCAGGGCGTTTATTACGCCAAATTTAACGCCGGGGCCTTACTGCGCGGGGATATGAAGTCCCGTTTTGAAGCCTACGCCACTGGGATCAACTGGGGAATTTACTCTCCCAATGACTGCCGCGACCTGGAAGATATGAATCCGCGTCCCGGTGGTGATGTCTATCTCACACCGATGAACATGACCACGAAACCCTCCGATGGCAGTAAAGCCGGTAAGCAGAAGGATAACGCCAATGCAGACGAAACAACGTCTTGATGTACCGCTGAGTCTGAAATCTGTCAGTGATTCCGGTGAGTTTGAAGGGTATGGCTCCGTCTTTGGTGTAAAGGACAGCCACGATGATGTGGTGATGTCAGGGGCATTTGCCGCTTCCCTGCGGGCGTGGAGTGACAGAAAAGCGTTACCTGCGCTGCTCTGGCAGCACCGCATGGATGAGCCCATCGGTGTTTACACCGAAATGAAGGAAGACGATGTCGGGCTTTACGTCAGGGGGCGGTTGCTCATTGATGATGATCCCCTCGCAAAACGCGCACATGCACACATGAAGGCCGGTTCGTTAACCGGCCTTTCTATTGGGTACGTCCTGAAAGACTGGGAATACGACCGGAGCAAAGAAGCCTTTCTGCTGAAAGAAATCGACCTCTGGGAAGTCAGTCTGGTGACGTTCCCGTCTAACGACGAGGCGCGGATCAGCGACGTCAAGAACGCACTGGCCCGCGGGGAAATCCCCGAACAGAAAAAAATCGAAAGAGTCCTGCGTGATGTCGGACTCTCCCGTACCCAGGCCAAAGCATTCATGGCCGGGGGCTATGGCGCACTGTCCCTGCGCGACGCTGAGGATGTGGGCTCTGCACTGAATGCACTGAAAAATCTGAACTTCTAATCAGGAGAAATACGATGGCGGTTGATATTAAAGATGTCGAACAGGTCGCGCAGGAGCTGCAGCAGAAGTTTGACGACTTCAAGGCAAAGAACGACAAGCGCGTGGATGCGATTGAGCAGGAAAAAGGCAAGCTTGCCGGGCAGGTGGAAACCCTGAACGGGAAACTCAGCGAGCTGGAAAATCTCAAAAGCGACCTTGAAAAAGAGCTGCTTGAGCTGAAACGTCCGGCAGGTGGAGCGCAAAATAAACTGGCCACCGAGCATAAAGAGGCGTTTGTGGGCTTCCTGCGTAAAGGCCGTGAAGACGGTCTGCGCGATCTGGAGCGTAAGGCATTGCAGGTGGGTACCGATGAAGACGGTGGCTACGCCGTGCCGGAAGAACTGGATCGCAACATTCTTAACCTGCTGAAAGATGAAGTGGTGATGCGTCAGGAAGCCACGGTGATCACCGTTGGCGGTTCCGACTACAAAAAACTGGTGAATCTGGGCGGTACGGCTTCCGGATGGGTGGGGGAAACGGATACGCGATCCCAGACTGCCACCTCCAGACTGGAGCTGATTGAACCTCTCATGGGGGAAATCTACGGCAACCCGCAGGCTACCCAGAAAATGCTGGACGATGCCTTCTTCAACGTGGAGGCCTGGATCAACAGCGAGCTGGCAACCGAATTTGCCGAACAGGAAGAAATTGCCTTTACCTCAGGCGATGGCACCAAGAAGCCGAAAGGGTTCCTGGCGTATGAATCCACTGATGAAACCGACAAGGTCCGGGCGTTCGGCAAACTTCAGCATATTGTATCCGGCGAAGCGACCGCGGTGACCGCAGACGCCATTATCAAACTGATTTACACGCTGCGTAAGGCACACCGCACTGGCGCGAAGTTCATGATGAACAACAACAGCCTGTTTGCCATCCGTCTGCTGAAAGACACCGAGGGTAACTATCTGTGGCGTCCGGGGCTGGAACTGGGGCAGCCGTCCTCTCTGGCGGGTTACGGTATCGCTGAAAACGAACAGATGCCGGATATCGCCGCTGATGCGAAAGCCATTGCATTTGGTAACTTCAAACGGGGTTACACCATCGTTGACCGTATCGGCACCCGCATTCTGCGTGACCCGTACACCAATAAACCGTTTGTCGGTTTTTATACCACCAAGCGCACCGGCGGGATGCTGGTCGATTCGCAGGCCATCAAACTGCTGAAGATTGCAGCGGCGTAATCACTCAGGGGCGCGGAACCGCGCCCCCTGTTCTGACGGGTGAAGAATCATGATCCTGAAACAAGATCTGAAATGGTCACCGGACGGTATGCGTGTTGAGGTCATTCAGGCCGGTGAGTATGACGACGGGGCGCTTCCTGCCCGGGTGCAGGAGATTGCACTTCAGGCCGGGTTAGCAGAGCGCGGAATCAGTGCAAAAAGCAGTAAAGCGGCAAAAGAGAAAAAAGCCACGACCAGTAAAGAGGGCTGAGTATGCTTCTGACAATGGAAGAGATTAAAGCCCAACTCCGGCTGGATGAGGATTTCGATACTGATGACCGCCATCTGCAACTGCTGGCATGTGCGGCACAAAAGCGGACGGAAACGTATCTGAACCGGAAGCTCTATGCACCGGATGAAACCATTCCGGACAGCGATCCGGATGGGCTGCACCTGCCGGATGATATTCGTCTGGGGATGCTGATGCTTATCAGCCATTTTTACGAAAACCGCTCGTCGGTTACGGAAGTGGAGAAACTCGACATGCCGCAGAGTTTTGGCTGGCTTGTCGGCCCGTACAGGTACTTTCCGCAATGAAAATTCGTCAGGCGCAGACCAGCGCAACCTACATTCTGCCGGACCCCGGTGAACTGAATAAACGCGTCCTGATCCGCCTGCGGGTGGATATGCCCGCGGATAACTTTGGCGTGGAGCCTCAATACCCGGTTACGTTCCGGACATGGGCGAAGGTTATCCAGACCAGTGCCACCACCTGGCAGGAAACCGCGCAGACCGGGGACGCCATCACCCATTACATCACCATTCGTTACCGCCGGGGGATCAGCGCTGATTATGAGGTGGTCTGCGGTGACAGTGTGTACCGGGTGAAACGTCAGCGCGATCTGAACGGGGCGCGGCGCTTTCTGCTGCTGGAGTGTACGGAGCTGGGCGAATGTAGGCAGAGTCACGGAGGCAACAATGACGACTTCCTTTTTGCACGTTGATTTTCAGCAGCCCGCGGAGATACGCTTTAACCGCGCCCGTGTCCGGCGGGCGTTTGTCACGATTGGTCAGCGTCATATGCGTGATGCCCGTCGGCTGGTGATGCGCCGTGCGCGGTCGGCACCGGGTGAAAACCCCGGTTATCAGACCGGACGCCTGGCTCGTTCGATTGGTTACATGGTACCCAGAGCCAGTAAACATCGCCCTGGTTTTATGGCACGTATAGCCCCTAACCAGCGTAATGGAGAGGGAAACCGCCGTATCACCGGTGATTTTTATCCGGCTTTTTTGTTCTATGGCGTGAGGCGAGGGGCAAAGCGTCGTCGCAGCAATCATCGTGGTGCATCCGGTGGCAGCGGCTGGCGACTGGCTCCACGTAATAACTTCATGGTGGAAACTCTTGAAAAGAACCGCAGCTGGACACGCTATTTTCTGGCGCGGGAATTGCGTAAATCACTGAAGCCGGAGCGACGACACAGATGAAACTGACGCCTGTTATTGCTGCACTGCGTGCCCGCTGTCCGTATTTTGAGAACCGGGTTGCAGGCGCGGCCCAGTTCAAAAATCTGCCGGAGGTCGGAAAGCTGAAACTCCCGGCGGCATATGTTGTACCGGGTGATGATTCTCCGGGAGAAAACAAAAGCCAGACCGACTACTGGCAGGAGCTGAAAGAGGGTTTCTCCGTGGTTGTCATACTGAGTAACGGGCGTGATGAGCGCGGTCAGTTTGCCTCGTATGATGTGGTGGGCGATGTCCGGCAGATGCTCTTTAAGGCTCTGCTGGGCTGGAACCCGGAGGCGTGCGGTAACCCGATTACCTATGACGGCGGCACGCTGCTGGATCTGAATCGTCATGAGCTGATTTATCAGTTCGATTTTTCGGTCATCAGCGAGCTGACCGAAGACGATACCCGCCAGCAGGATGACCTGAACAGTCTGGATGAACTGCGAACGCTGGCGATTGATGTTGATTATCTCGATCCCGGTAACGGGCCTGACGGCGATATTGAACATCACACCGAAATAACCCTTCCTTCCTGAGAATCTTCATGTTTGTGAAACCTGTTAAAGGGCGGTCAGTTCCTGACCCTGCCCGCGGCGACCTTTTGCCCGCCGAAGGGCGAAATGTTGACGAGAACAACTACTGGCTGCGCCGTGAAGCAGCGGGTGATATCCGGCGCGTGAATAAAAAGGTGAACACCGATGACGATAAGCTTTAACACCATTCCGTCGAATACGCTGGTTCCGCTGTTTTATGCGGAAATGGATAACCAGGCGGCGAATACTGCACAGGACAGCGGAGCATCGCTGCTGATTGGTCATGCCAATAACGGTGCAGAGATTGTTGCCAACAGTCTGGTACTGATGCCGTCGGCAGACTATGCACGCCAGATTTGTGGTGCGGGAAGTCAGCTGGCGCGTATGGTCGAGGCTTATCGCCAGACTGACCCGTTTGGCGAGCTGTATGTGATTGCCGTTCCGGAAGCCACAGGCGCGGCGGCAACGGTTACGCTGACGGTGACCGGGGCAGCAACCGAAACCGGCACGGTGAATGTGTATGTGGGACGTACCCGCGTGCAGGCACCGGTGACCAACGGCGATAACGTCACGACGATTGCCGGCAGTATCCAGGATGCCATCAATGCCGTTCCGGCCCTGCCGTTTACGGCCTCATCTTCGGCAGGCGTGGTCACACTGACCGCGCGTCATAAGGGGCTTTGCGGGAATGAAATTCCTGTCAGCCTCAATTACTACGGCTTTGGTGGGGGCGAAGTGCTGCCAGCGGGCGTACAGATTGCCGTGGCGACGGGGAGCGCCGGAACGGGCGCTCCGGTTCTCACCGGTGCGGTGGCTGCAATGGCGGATGAGCCGTTTGATTATATCGGTCTGCCGTTCAACGACACGGCCTCCGTTAACACGCTGGTGACCGAGATGAACGATACCAGCGGTCGCTGGAGCTATGCGCGTCAGCTGTATGGTCATGTGTATACGGCAAAGATCGGCACGCTGTCAGAACTGGTGACCGCAGGTGACCAGTTTAACCAGCAGCACATTACCCTGGCGGGATACGAAAAAGACACTCAGACGCCAGCCGACGAGCTGGCGGCAAGCCGTACCGCCCGCGCAGCGGTGTTTATTCGCAACGATCCGGCACGGCCCACGCAGACCGGTGAGCTGGTGGGTATGCTGCCTGCGCCGAAGGGGAAACGGTTCACGATGACCGAGCAACAGACCCTGCTGTCTCATGGCGTGGCAACGGCGTATGTCGAAAGCGGGGGGCTGCGCATTCAGCGTGATGTCACCACGTACAGGAAAAATGCTTACGGGGTTGCGGATAACAGCTACCTCGACAGCGAGACGCTGCATACCAGTGCGTATGTACTGCGCAAACTGAAATCCGTCATTACCAGTAAGTACGGGCGTCACAAGCTTGCCAGCGACGGTACCCGCTTTGGTCCCGGTCAGGCGATTGTCACTCCGGCGGTAATCAAAGGGGAACTGCTGGCAACCTACCGTCAGCTTGAGCGTGCGGGGATCGTGGAAAACTACGAACTGTTTAAGCAGTACCTGGTTGTGGAGCGTGATGCCAGCGATCCGAACCGCCTGAACACGCTGTTCCCGCCTGACTATGTTAACCAGTTGCGTGTTTTTGCCGTGGTTAACCAGTTCCGTCTTCAGTATTCAGAGGAGTCTGCATAATGGCCCGTATCGGGGGAACCTGTTATTTCAAAATTGACGGTCAGCAGCTATCGCTGACCGGCGGCATTGAGGTGCCTATGAACAGGACGGTCAATGATGACATCATCGGCCTGGACGGTTCAGTGGACCGCAAGGAAACTCACCGTGCGCCTTATGTCAAAGGGACCTTCAAGGTGCCGAAGAATTTTCCGGTGAGCAAAATCACCTCGTCTGATGAGATGACCATCACTGCCGAGCTGGCGAACGGTCAGGTCTATGTATTGTCGTCAGCCTGGCTGCACGGCGAAGCGAACCATAATGCCGAAGAAGGTACGGTTGATCTTGAGTTCCACGGTGAAGAAGGGGATTACCAGTAATGAAAGAGCTTGAGTTAAAGAAACCGATTATCGCTCATGGCGAGACACTCTCCGTACTGGAGTTTGATGAACCCACCGGGAAGGATGTCCGCGAGCTGGGGTATCCCTACCAGATGAATCAGGATGAGTCCGTCAGACTTCTGGCGCATGTGGTGTCGAAATACATTGTGCGGCTGGCGAAAGTGCCGCAAAGCTCTGTCGACCAGATGTCTCCGGCAGACCTGAATGCAGCGGCGTGGCTTGTGGCTGGTTTTTTCCTCCAGGCCTGACGGCTGAATACCTCACTGATCGCTTCTTTGACTGCGCCAGCTACTGGCGCATTAATCCCTTCGAATTGCTGAATATGCCGATCAGTGAAATTCCCTTGCTGGTCAGTCAGGCAAACAGGATAGAGCAGGAGAAACGCACACATGGCTGAATTTGAGCTTAAGGCGTTGATCACCGGTGTCGACAGGCTTTCTCCCGCGCTGTCGAAAATGCAAAAGAAAATCCGGGGATTTAAACGCCAGGCGGAAGAAGCGTCACAGGGTGGGCTGGCGCTTGGTGGCGGACTGGCTGCGGGTCTGACGCTTTCCCTGAAATCTTATGCCGATCAGGAAAACGCCGCCACCGGGCTGAAAGTCGCCATGATGGATGCGAACGGCGAGGTTGGAAAGAGCTTTCAGGACATCAATAAACTGGCTATTGGTCTGGGTAACCAGCTACCCGGTACAACGGCTGATTTCCAGAACATGATGCAGATGCTGGTGCGTCAGGGGATCCCGGCAGAAAACATTCTGGGTGGTGTGGGTAAAGCGACAGCTTATCTTGCGGTACAACTGAAAAAAACACCGGAAGCGGCTGCTGAGTTTGCTGCAAAGATGCAGGATGCTACCGGAACGGCGTCAGAAGACATGATGGGGCTGTTCGACACTATCCAGAAGGCGTTTTATCTGGGCGTTGACGATACCAACATGTTGTCCTTCTTCACTAAAACCAGTTCTGTTCTGAAGATGGTGAACAAGGACGGTCTTCAGGCTGCACAGAGCCTTGCCCCCATCAGCGTCATGATGGATCAGATGGGGATGAACGGGGAGTCGGCAGGTAATGCCCTGCGAAAAGTTATCCAGTCCGGATTAAGCGTTAAGAAAATCAGGGACGTCAATAAAGTCATGGCCCGCCAGAAACTCGGGGTACAGCTCGATTTTACTGACGGCAAAGGAAGTTTTGGCGGTCTTGATAACATGTTCAGGCAACTGGCAAAGCTGCGAAAACTGACCGACGTTAAGCGAACAGGTGTACTTAAGGCAATATTTGGTGATGATGCCGAAACCCTTCAGGTGGTCAATGCACTAATCGATAAAGGAAAGGATGGCTACGATCAGATCCAGCAGAAGATGAATAAACAGGCCAGCCTGAATAAACGTGTTCAGGCCCAGCTTGGTACGCTGTCCAACCTGTGGGAGGCAATGACGGGGACCGCAACTAACGGCCTTGCGGCTATTGGCGGCGCATTTTCTGGTGACGCTAAAAATATCACGCAATGGCTGGGGGAGTTGGGGGAAAAATTCACGAAGTTTGCGGATGAAAATCCCCGGGTTATTCGCGGCGTCGTCGGGCTTGCTGCCGGTCTTGCGATTCTGAAACTGGGATTGATGGGCGTTGGCGGTGCCATCAGTATTGTCAGCAGGATCATGTCGATGACGCCGATTGGCATGATTGCGACGGCGATAGCCCTGGCTGCGGGATTAATTATCACTAACTGGGATGCTGTCGGACCTTATTTTAAGAAACTCTGGGAAACCATTGGTCCTTATTTTGAGGCTGGCCGGGAACTCCTTAAGAAAGTTTTTGCCTGGTCGCCGCTGGGGATGGTGATCAATAACTGGGGGCCGGTTGTTAAGTGGTTTCAGGATATGTGGGACAAGCTGAAGCCAATTATTGAGTGGTTTACCGACAGTTACGGTTACACGGTCGATGCCATTAACTCTGCGCAGTGGGGCGCGGGTGCTTATGATGCTTATGGGACGGGAATACCGGCGCGGGGATACACACCTTATCCGGCGGTGGATCCGGCTCAGTCAAACAACGCCTCCGATGCCACAGGCCCGAATCCCTTCATGATTAACAAAGCTTCTGCGCCAAAAGTTGATGGTGAGATCAAGGTCTCTTTTGTGAATTCGCCTCCGGGTATGCGGGTTATGGAAACGCGATCCAGCGGTTTTGATGTCAGCCATGATGTTGGCTATACGCGCTTTGGCAGGTAATGAAAAATTAATCTGTTAATGAGTCCCACTCCGGTGGGATTTTTTATGTACGGAGTTTATATGACGTGGAAAGACAGACTTCAGGACGCGTCATTTCGCGGTGTGCCGTTTAAGGTTGAAGAAGAAAGTGCGGGAACCGGTCGTCGTGTGGAAACGCACGAATACCCGAACCGCGACAAACCCTATACCGAAGACCTGGGGAAAATCACTTTCCGCCCGTCCATCACAGCTTATGTGGTGGGAGATGACTGCTTTGACCAGCGCGATCGCCTGATTGACGCGCTGAATAAACCCGGTCCCGGCACGCTTGTCCATCCGACTTACGGTGAGCTGAAAGTCTGTGTTGACGGGGAAGTTCGGGTCAGCACATCGAAGAGTGAAGGGCGTATTGTCCGCTTTGACCTGAAGTTTGTCGAAGCGGGAGAACTCTCTTACCCCACATCAGGTGCGGCGACGGCGCAGACGCTGATGTCATCCTGTTCTGCACTGGATGACTGCATCAGTGACAGCTTCAGCGGTTTCAGTATCGATGGCGTGGCAGATTTCGTGCAGAACGACGTTATCGGTAATGCCAGCATAATGCTTGGATATGTTTCTGATGCGATGAAAGTGGTGGATTCTGCCGTATCGGATGCTGCCAGACTGTTGCTGGGGGATATCTCGGTACTTCTGCCGCCACCATCGTCAGGCAAAAATTTCGTTGAGCAGGTGCAGAAAATGTGGCGTACCGGGAAACGCCTTTATGGTAACGCCAGCGACCTGGTCACCATGATCAAAACGCTTTCCGGTGTCAGCCTCGGCAGCGATCTGCAACCGCGCGGCGTCTGGAAAACGGACAGTAAAACCACCGCCACGGCGACGCAGCAGCGTAATGTGGTTGCCAGCACCCTTCGTACGACCGCAATCAGTGAAGCGGCGTATGCCGTCACCCGATTGCCTGCGCCAACAACTTCCGCGGTGATGCAGAATTCCGCAGTGGGGCAGGCAACAACACCTGCGCAGAGCACTGGCTGGCCTTCCGTCACGCATCCGGCACTGAACAATGCACCGGCGGTGAAAAACACGGTTGACCTGCCGACGTGGGAAGAACTGACCGACATTCGCGACACACTGAATACGGCAATTGATAAGGAGTTGTCCCGTACAACCAGTGATGCGCTGTTTCTGGCGCTGCGCCGGGTGAAAGCAGATCTGAATGCGGATATCAACACGCGCCTTGAACAGTCTGCACGGATCATTCAGCGCACACCGGATGAGGTTTTACCCGCGCTGGTGCTGGCAGCGACCTGGTTTGATAACGCGGCGCGTGACGCGGACATTATCCGGCGTAATGCCATTACGCATCCCGGCTTTGTGCCGGTGATCCCTCTGAAGGTGCCAGTGCAATGAACGACAATGTCACGCTACGGGTAAATGGCCGGGAGTGGAATGGCTGGACATCGGTGCGCATCGGTGCCGGTATTGAACGGCTGGCGCGGGATTTCAGTGTGGAGATCACCCGCCAGTGGCCGGGAGATGAGGGTATCACCACGCTTCAGCCGCGCATTAAAAACGGTTCAAAAGTGGAAGTGCTGATTGGTGATGAGCTGGTGATCACCGGCTGGGTGGAGGCGACTCCCGTTCGTTACGATGCCCGTTCGGTCAGCACCGGTATTGCCGGACGTAGTCTGACCGCTGACCTGATTGACTGTGCAGCCGAACCGACACAGTTTAACGGACGATCGCTGGTACAGATTGCGCAGGCGCTTGCTGCGCCTTTCGGCATTGAGGTGGTGAACAGCGGTGCGCCGTCGGGTGTTATTCCTGATGTCCAGCCTGATCACGGTGAAACGGTGATTGAGGTAATCAACAAAATACTCGGTCAGCAGCAGGCGCTGGCTTATGACGACCCGCACGGCAGGCTGGTGATTGGCGGTATTGGCTCAACGCGGGCACATACCGCGCTGGTACTTGGGGAAAACATCCTTTCCTGTGATACGGAGAAGAGTATCCGGGAGCGGTTTTCAGTTTACCAGGTGGCGGGGCAGCGTGCCGGAAACGACGATGATTTCGGTGAGGCCACCACCACCGCGCTGCGGGCCCGCACAGAGGACGCATTTATTGCCCGTTACCGTCCGATGTATATCAGGCAGACAGGGCAGGCCACGGGGGCAGGCTGTATTGCCCGTGCTGACTTTGAAGCCCGGCAACGGGCGGCGCGGACGGATGAAACTACCTATGTGGTGCAGGGCTGGCGACAGGGTAACGGTACGCTGTGGCAGCCCAACCAGCGGGTGATTGTCTTCGATCCGGTCTGTGGCTTCGACAATACCGAACTGCTTGTTTCGGAAGTCACTTTTACTCAGGACCAGAACGGCACCCTGACGGAAATCCGTGTCGGCCCACCTGATGCTTATCTGCCTGAACCCGAAGCCCCCGGCGCGCGGAAAAAGAAAAAAGCCAGAGTACAGGAGGATCCGTTCTGATGAGGACGATTGAAGCCATGCAGCGACAACTCCTCGGCCTGATTGGGCGGGCCGTGGTGAAAAGCATCAGTGCCGCCACGAAATGTCAGACCGTGGATGTGTCCCTGATTGCCGGTGAACCCAAAGCAGGGGTTGAACATCTTGAACCCTACGGTTTTACCTCAAGGGCAAACAGCGGTGCGGAAGCGGTGGTGTTGTTTCCGGATGGCGACCGTTCTCATGCGGTGGTTGTTACGGTGTCGGACCGGCGCTACCGCCTGAAAGGGCTGCAGACGGGTGAGGTGGCTGTCTATGACGATCAGGGGCAGTCCGTGACGCTGACCCGGGAGGGGATCGTGGTGGACGGTGCAGGTAAAACGATCACGTTTCGCAATTCACCTGAAGCACGTTTTGAAATGGACCTGGAAGTGACCGGACAGGTGAAAGACCTGTGCGACTCCGGCGGCACCACCATGTCAGCGATGCGGCTTGCCTATAACGGGCATCGTCACAGAGAGAACGGTCAGGGCAGTAACACCGACAAACCTGATAAAGCGATGGAGGCATGATGGAACTGTGGCTGACGGTGAACGGTAAACGCACCTGCGCCAGCGCACCGCTGGATCCGCTGACCCGCGCCGTGGTGATTTCCCTGTTTACCTGGCGGCGGGCGGAGCCTGATGACAACGCCGACGTCCCGATGGGATGGTGGGGGGATACCTGGCCTGCGGTACAGAATGACCGTTACGGCTCCCGACTGTGGCTGCTTCAGCGCAGCAAACTGACCAATCAGCTGGTGCAGACGGTAAGGGGGTATATCCGCGAATGCCTGCAATGGATGATTGATGACGGCGTGGTGTCCCGTATTGATCTGGATATCCGCCGCACCGGGATTAATGAACTGGGTAACAGTATCACTCTCTGGCGTCGTGACGGACCGGTAATGATTTCTTTTGATGATCTGTGGAGTGCGATAACGCATGGCGGACAGTGAATTTCAGCGCCCGACGCTGGCAGAAAATATCAGTATGCTCCGTAACGATTTATTCGCCAGGCTGGACGTCAGCGACACGCTCCGGCGCATGGATGAAGACGTGCGGGCAAAGGTGTATGCGGCGGCGCTGCATACGGTTTACGGGTACATCGATTATCTGGCAATGAATATGCTGCCTGACCTGTGCGATGAGTCCTGGCTGGCGCGACATGCTGCGATGAAACGGTGTCCGCGCAAGGGGGCCACGGCTGCCAGCGGGTATATGCGCTGGGAAGGTGTCAGCGATGGCCTGAAGGTGACTGCCGGGAGCGTGATTCAGCGCGATGACCTGGTTCAGTACACGGCAACTGCCGATGCAACCAGCTCCGGTGGTGTCCTGCGCGTGCCGATCGCCTGCTCAAGTGCAGGCGCGGTCGGTAACGCTGACGACGGTACGTCATTAATCCTGGTCACGCCGGTGAATGGTCTGCCGTCTTCCGGCGTGGCAGATACCCTGACAGGTGGATTTGATACTGAAGAGCTGGAAACGTGGCGCGCCCGCGTCATTGAGCGGTATTACTGGACGCCTCAGGGCGGGGCTGACGGGGACTATGTCGTCTGGGCTAAAGAAGTGCCCGGCATTACCCGCGCATGGACATACCGTCACTGGATGGGAACGGGAACTGTCGGTGTGATGATTGCCAGCAGTGACCTGATTAATCCCATTCCGGAAGAATCAACGGAAACGGCGGCAAGACAACATATCGGGCCACTGGCCCCGGTGGCAGGCTCTGATTTGTATGTATTCAGGCCGGTGGCGCATAAAGTGGATTTTCATATCCGTGTGACGCCGGATACACCGGAAATACGAGCCGCCATCACCGCGGAGTTGCGTTCGTTCCTGCTGCGTGATGGTTATCCGCAGGGAGAACTGAAGGTGTCACGTATCAGTGAAGCGATTTCCGGTGCGAACGGGGAATACAGCCATCAGTTGCTTGCCCCGGCGGACAATATCTCCATTGCAAAAAATGAGCTGGCAGTTCTGGGGACGATTTCATGGACGTGACAAACGATGATTATATCCGTCTGTTGTCGGCACTGTTGCCGCCCGGTCCGGCGTGGTCAGTCAGCGATCCGGCGATTGCCGGTGCGGCACCGTCATTAACCCGCGTTCATCAGCGTGCGGATGCCCTGATGCGGGAGCTGGATCCGCGCACCACCACTGAACTGATAAACCGCTGGGAGCGTCTGTGCGGTCTGCCGGATGAATGTATTCCCGCAGGGACACAGACCCTTCGTCAGCGTCAGCAACGGCTGGATGCGAAGGTTAACCTGGCGGGCAGCATCAACGAGAATTTTTATCTTGCACAGCTTGCTGCCCTGGGCAGACCAGATGCCAACATCACGCGATACGACAAAAGCACGTTCACCTGCTCATCGGCCTGTACTGGCGCGGTGAATGCGCCGGAATGGCGGTATTACTGGCAGGTCAACATGCCAGCTGCCACCAACACCACCTGGATGACATGTGGCGATCCCTGTGATTCCGCACTGCGTATCTGGGGCGACACCGTTGTCGAGTGTGTGCTTAACAAACTCTGCCCGTCGCATACCTACGTAATTTTTAAATATCCGGAGTAATCCATGCATCGTATAGACACGAAAACCGCGCAGAAGGATAAGTTCGGCGCGGGTAAGAACGGTTTTACCCGTGGTAACCCCCAGACCGGCACACCTGCCACCGATCTGGATGATGACTACTTTGACATGTTGCAGGAAGAACTTTGTAGCGTGGTGGAGGCCTCCGGTGCCAGCCTGGAGAAGGAGCGGCACGACCAGTTGCTTACCGCGCTTCGTGCGCTGCTGTTAAGCCGCAAGAATCCGTTTGGTGATATCAAATCGGATGGCACGGTGAAAACGGCTCTCGAAAACCTTGGTTTGGGAGATGGCTCGGGGCGTTACAGCAAAACTGTCGTTTTTTCATCGTCGGGTTCATATACGTGGCCAGCTGACGTAAAACGAATTGACGTTATTCTGACTGCGGGGGGCGGCGGTGGCGGTGGATGTAACGCGGAGAACGCAAATCAGACATTTTCAGGGGCTGGCGGAGGAGCCGGAGGTACTGTTTTTGCCACTATTTATGCGACAGACAACGATGCCGGGCCAGGGACCTATACAGTGACAATTGGTAGCGGTGGTAGTGGTGCCAATGGGCCAGGGTCTGGAAATAATGGCGGTCATAGTTCGTTCATGACATTAACTGCGCTCGGCGGCCAGGGTGGGCAATGGGGCGGCGCTACAAATACCGCTGGCGGGCTCGGTGGTTCAGGCTCTGGCGGTTATAAAACTGAACAAGGCGGAGACGGTTCAGACGGACAGGCGGGCCAGGCGCTATTAGTAGGCAATGGGGCATCGAGCTATTGGGGTGGCGGCGGCCGCGCTGGGCAACTGAGCGGTAATCCTGGAGTTTGCTCTGGCTCCGGCGGCGGGGGTGCATACGATAATAGCTATTCACACACGTCAGGACGTGGCGGGCACGGAGCTAATGGCGTGCTGGTAATTCGGGAGTACATGTAAATGAATGATGTTTATGCAGTTGTTGATAATAACGTTGTTATTAATGTCATTATCTGGGACGGAATTTCTGAATGGAAACCAGAGGCTGGTAATTTAGTTCCGTTAAACGGCGATGCTGGCATCGGTTGGTCATATTCAGACGGAGTATTTACCGCGCCACCTCCCCCAGAACGCTCTCACAACGCGTTAGTTGCGGAGGCTGAGCTGCAGAAATCAGCACTACTGACCGTAGCAAATAACGCAATAGCACCGCTGCAGGATGCCGTTGATTTGGAAATGGCGACAGACGATGAACAGACGTTACTGCTGGCGTGGAAAAAATACAGGGTACTGCTGAACCGTGTTGATACCTCAGCGGCACCCGAAATAGAGTGGCCTACGCAACCGGGGGAGCGGGCCAGTTGATATCAGGCGCAGGGGCAGCATCAACTGCTGTCACTGCGTCGATGTAGTCGAGTACCGCATTCAGCCGCCTTTTTTCATCATCAGTCAGTTTGCGGCCTACACCTCTCCGTTGACATCTTTGTTATATGGTACAACTGCGCAGAGGCCTGTCTCTCCAATTGTGCCAGTTGAATACTACGATACAACGCTAGGTCTTCCAATATGGTATAACGTCACAGCATCATCATGGCAGAGAGCAGATGGTACTAATACTTAGACTTTAAATTTATTTTCGTTTATTAATCATTGAAGTAAAACAAATTATTAGGCGAAAATGTAGCGAATTTATGTACTTATACATGTTACCCTGAAGGAGAATTCTTTTAATAAACCTTCTCCTTCAGGGGCAAATAATTATTTGACGTAAATGTGGTTTCTGTATTTGACAAAAATCACATCACACACGCTTTCAATATCTTCAGGTTGACCATAAATTTTCTTCACAATATTCAATTGTTCTTTATTCTCAAGAATAAAGAAATTATTTCCTTTGTTATACCATTCGCTATTTGTAAGCCAGTTATCTCTTTTTATTTCATTGTTATTAAAAAGTATATTTGCTATTTTTATGTCTCCATTCACACCAACAGAGTTAGTAAATGTGAAAGGGGCATATCCATAATTTGCTTTGTGCTCGTTGATTTTTTCTCTAATACATGACATCTGATTGTATCTATTATCAGTGGAGCCATTAATATTTATTGTTTTAATTCCTGATATTATACCCAAAAAAGCTATTAATAAAATAATGCTTTTTTTATTAAATTTAGATCTTGACAAAAGAATTACTGCCATAATGAAGACGGGAACAAGGTATCTTATTGTCCATATATTTCTTGGGAGGTTACTACCAATATAAGCAGATGTCATGATTAAAATAGACAATGACAAACATATATCAATAACGCTTCTGTTTTTAAAAAGATTTCTGAAAGTGAAGTAAATTAATGCAACAACACCAGCAAAGCGTATTGCTTTAGATAATAGATGCAGTGATGGTGTTATTTGCTCACCAAATATGTTTGCATTAAAAAACAATAAAGTTCCGCTTACTGCAGTATTTATATTAACTAAAATATTGTCATACTCAACAATCTTTACATCTGTTAGTCCTGGCAATGTAAAGCTTCCAAGGTTTAAAAACAAAAAACCGATCGCCTTGGAAATTAAATATGAAGAAAACAATCCAGCCATTATAATAAGGTATTTCTTTTTTCTTTCCTTGTGCAACAAAAATATTGCTGCTAATGTTAGCGGTGCAACGTATATATAGACTGAGATATTATCGCTAAAAATAGCCATAGAGGATAGTATGGTTGAAAAGTATACAAATAATATATTTTCTGTTTTAATATACTTTTCTGTAAATATTAAGCATCCAATGATAAATATGTATGTACCCATGTGAATGCACGCTGAAAGCATTGATGTAACAGCCATGTCAGCAGGGAAAACAAAGTAGAATATAATTAGCGCTAATGCTAATGATTTATTTGTAGACAGCCTGTATATCAAAAATATCACAGTAGCATACATCGCTGGTGGTATTATATATGCAAGCTCACTGCTGTAGCCAAATAATATAGAGGCGATCGCATAAAAAGATACTTCTGTAAAGTAAAAAGGAACCGTGGATAGCATCCATCCATGAAGTAAGTAATTACCTTCTGACATATCCTTACCAAGCAAAAGCACTGTTGCCGCATCTGTATTTGGTGGGAATATGTTTAAGCTGGCAAAGTGATATAGCATAAACAATGACGCAAATAATAAAATCACGAATATAAATTTAATTTGTTTTTTGAAAATCATTATTTATTACCCTTTAATATATACTTTGGACGCTGCTTAACCTCAACGTAGATACGCCCTATGTACTCACCTAGCACTCCAATCCCAATTAACTGGATGCCGCCAAGAAATAATATTGATACAAGAATTGAAGGGTATCCAGGTACATTATTACCAAAAATTAATTTATCAATTATCATCCATGAACCGTATGTAAATGATATACATGCAATAAATAACCCAATATAGGTCCACATGCGAAGCGGGAATGTTGAGAAGCTAGTGATCCCTTCCAGCGCCAAGTTCCATAGCTTCCATCCATTGAACTTTGTGCTTCCTGCAACGCGTTCTGCTCGCGCATATTCTACGACATCGGTTCGACCACCAACCCAGCTCAGCACACCCTTCATAAACAGGTTTCGTTCTGGCATGAGCTTAATATTTTCTACTACTTCGCGAGACATGAGCCGGAAGTCGCCAACATTCTCTTCTATCTGAGGGTTGCTGATTTTGTTATGAAGTTTATAGAACCACTCAGCAGATTTACGCTTCAGCCTGCTGTCAGTGGAGCGGTCAGAGCGTTTAGCCAGAACCATATCTGCACCGGCCTGCCATTTCTCTATCAAGTGAGGAATAACTTCGATAGGGTCTTGCAGATCAACGTCAATCGGGATAATTGCCTCCCCGGTAGCATGGTCCAGACCTGCGAACAGGGCGGGTTCTTTGCCGAAGTTACGTGTGAACGACAGCGAAACCACAAGCGGGTCGGCAACAGCGAGCTCGTTGATTATTGATTCTGTAGCGTCTTTGCTGCCATCGTTTATGAAGACTATCTCGACTTCATGCTGCTGAAGCCCTTCAAATTCGCGCACAGTTTTATAAAAAATAGGTATCGTGGCCTCTTCGTTAAAGACCGGAACGACTAAAGAAATTTTCATTTCGCATCCCTAAAGACAATGAACTTTGAATAGACGAAACCGCACACCAGGCTGATGGCGGAGAAGGTGACAAGAGTTATCATCGGGGGAAGTGCGCATCTATCAGCAGCCCATCCAACAGTAGCACTGAGTGTTCCCATGAACCCGACATATAACATGTAGCGCATCGTTGTAGTTGATGCTTTGAATGTGAATTTTGCATTCGCGAAGAAGCTAAAACTCACAGCCACAACGAAACCTGCGAAGTTTGCCAGAGCCTGATTGGTATGCGCGGCATAGATACATACACCAAAAACCACCCAGTGTATAAGTGTGTTCAGCACACCAATCGAGGTGTACCTTGCAAATATATTTAACATTTATTTAATCAATGAGTTCTGAAAGGTATGAAGTCTATCATCCAAGTCTCAATCGATCGATACTTGCGGTAGTTGATGAGGAAAACTCTGGTACACAAAGCTTTGCACTGGACTGCAAGGTGTTGTGCTTCTCTGGAGTGCGATATGTTTGATGACAAAAAATTAGCGCAAGAGGACAAAAAATCACCTTGCGCTAATGCTCTGTCTCAGGTCACTAATACCATCTAAGTAGTTGATTCATAGTGACTGGATATGTTGTGTTTTGTAGTATCATGCAGTCTATTTTTTAGACTAAATGTATTTTAACACATTGATATTATTGGCTTTTGCTGTTTCGCGTTCAGCTTTTTTATACTAACTTGAGCGAAACGGGAAGGTAAAAAGACAAAAAGTTGTTTTTAATACCTTTAAGTGATACCAGATGGCATAGCGCCATCTGGCAGAGTGA